CGGTGGCGGCGGCACAGTTGGTGTGGCGGCCTCAGTCCGGAACAATTTGAAAACAAGAACCTCGCTTAGGCCTGTGTCCATATTACGTGGGTAGGATCACGCAGGGGTCGGCCCATTTGAGCTTCAGATAGGAACGTTTGAATTCCTTTCACAAAATACATCACATACTGAACGTGAACATTCCCACTTTGATCTTAAGGCCAAAAAGTATGCAGGACTAATGATTTTTAGGGATAGCTTGAGAGTATTACCTTATGGTCGAGTAGATAATGATTTCTTCCAGATAGAAGAAAGACGTTCATGGAATGCAGGGCGATATTATTGGTCTAATAGAAGGATTTTTGGTTATATTGGAATTACTCAATCCAGTAATAAAGAGCTGAAAGATAAGTCGGGGAGAGAGGGATTCATAAGAAACCAGGCTGCAAGAGAACTGAAAACTATTATATCTAATTTGTTAACTGAACTTGCTGATAGATTTTTTGGTTCACGTTCTGATGACCGTAAAGAGCTTTTAGAACAAGTTAAGCGTGAAAAAGAGTTAAGAAAATCTGCTCAACAACAAGCTCGAAAATCAACACAAAAAAGTTTTTCAGAAGCTTTGAAGAATCAGACACCAGTTCTTGATGCTTCCTTGGAGGCTGTTAAAAGGCTGAAAACTAAGCTTGATAAAACTGATGGTTCGTTAGATTTAAACTATCTTAAAATTATAGACAGTGATCTTACAAACTTAGATGCGTTGCGCAGTGAAATTAAAACGCCTATCAAACCTCCAAAACTTGGAATGTATGAAGAGAAATATAGAGACTACAGAGATAAATTTAATGAGTTCTCTGCGTATATTCTACAAATGAAGTTAGCAATTAATAAACTTGATTCTGAATTAAATAAACTTGAGCCTTCATTGTCAGCGAAAAATCACCTTGAAAAAAATCAAGGTATTATTAATTCTAAACTAACTAAGTTTAATAACACGATAGAGGAGAAGATACATTCTCTTTTAAAAAATGGGCCGATGAAATAAAGGTTGATCGAAGTGATTATTATGCTAAAACTATATCAGTTGTTGATTCAATAGATAATGATTCACAAATTGAAAATGTGTTTAATTTGCTCGATAGTTTATATGTTGAGTCAGTTGATACCCTAACTTTCAAATATCAATCAATAATAAAAGGTCTCGATAGATTATTTGAAGGTATAAACTTAGATTCAGCATTCTCATTATCTGAAGAAGAACGCTCATATTTTGAAGAAAAAGCTAAAAGTTTAAACGCGCTTGCACAGTTAGGTATTAGTGTTGAGATAATATCTCATGAACTTGAAGAAATGGATTCTATGGTAACCAGAGGACTAAACTCTCTTCCTACTTCTGTAAAAGAACACCCTGGTTTTTCATTGGCGTTAAATGCTCACAGATCGCTTACTCAACAAATACGTTTCTTATCACCTTTGAAAATATCAGGTTATCAATCCAGGCAGAGAATAACTGGAAAAAATATCATGGATTATGTCCTGAAGTTCTTTGGGGAGCGTTTCGAACGGCAACGAATAACTATTGAATTTAGTGAAGAGTTTAAGCAAATCGCAATAACAGATATACCATCAAGGATCTATCCTGTTTTTACTAATATTATCAACAATGCAATGTATTGGGTCAGTCTGTCAAATAATAGGCTCATAAAGATTGGTTTTGTGAATTCTTTGGTTATCATAGCAAATTCTGGTCCGGCAATTGATACCGATGATATCCCGCGACTATTTGAACTATTTTATAGCAAAAGAGCAAATGGACATGGGGTAGGTCTGTATCTATGTCGAGAAAACCTTGCTGTTGCACATCATAAAATATGGTATTCAGAACCTGATGAAGGCGATAACTATTTAATAAAAGATGGCGCTAATTTTGTGATCCAGTTCAATGGAGTGGAGTTCTAATATGACAGTGGCAAATTATAATTCTCTTGTCCAGAAAACTTTCTGCGAAAATGCAATTCGTTCCGTTGTCATGATTGATGACGATTTTCTGACGTATTCTGAATCAATCAGGGCGTTGAATAACGAAGTTGATTTAGACTACAACAAAATTGACTCATCTAAACGAGCCGCTACTCTTGAGAGCTTTTTTCAATCTAAAAATATGATTTGTGATGTTGACAATGGTTCTGTTAATTTCGATGTGGATCGGATTAGAAAATCAGATCTTATTATTGTAGATTATCATCTTGATAATAATGCACCTGATAAAACACTTAAACTATTACAAGATTTGAAAGACTCCGATCATTTAAATATGATTGTAATATATACTAGAGAGAATTTAGAAACGGTTTGGATGCAGATATCATCGACTCTCAAAGGTGCTCTGGATATCAACAGCTTGATCATTGACTACGATAATGAAGATGTCCAAAGTTATTGGGAAGACGTTGTATTACCGAACTTAAATGATAATGGTAATAAAGCTCTCACAAGAGATGAAACAATAGCCTATATTAAAGACAGTAAGCCTTGTAGAAGAATTAAAAGATTAATACATGATGATGCTGTGTTGGAGGAACAAAAGGATAAAAACTTCATTGCAAAAATGATTGCAGAATATGCTGTGTCTAGAAATGCAATTATTTCTAGCAACACATCTGGCAATGTCATTCGGGGTGATGAAAGCGGAGTAAAATGGATTCAATGTGGTAATATCTTTGTCTCCCTATTTCATAAGGTTCAAGATGATCATGAAAACGATGGAGATAGGATTTGGCAAACTCTCAATGATTCTCTCATTGAATGGAAACCATCTTATTATCAGTTAATAAAATCTGAAATTCAGAATGCAATCGAAGCTGAGGCTTTATCTTTTGTAAATCATTTGGCTAACGATCATTACGGTCAAGCTGCGTGGTTAAATGAGATATTAAAATCAGACTCGCCTGATATTAGATGTAGAAATATTGACTTTGTATTTGGTAATTTATCAGAAGAGCTTTATCAAAGACTTAAAAATAATAATACGCTGGATGAATTTATCAAAAGTGTTTTTGATAGCTATTCAAATGAATACGCTAACAGCGGAGTTGCTGCATTGCTCCAATATTGCTCTTCAAAAATGGATCTGCCATCAAATAATGATACTTATCACGAAATGTATCATGCTTTAAATATGAATTTGTCTTCAAAGAATTTTGAAGATGGTCATATTTCTACTGGCACTATTTTCTTTGATACAGAGTCGAACAAATGGTATTTATGTGTATCTGCGGCATGTGATTTGGTTCCTACTCAGGGTAACGACCCTCACCATGTAAGATTAAGTCCGCACAGGCTCATTAAAGTTCTGGAGCTTTTTAACGCCAGTCAGAGTAAAGCATTGCCATTTGCTGAACATTCGAAATATATATATGTAATGCATAAAAATCAAAGAAAATATCTCTCTATTTTCGAAGGGGATAAAACGCTTCCTGTTGTTGATTATATGGTGGTGTTGAATCATGGAACAACAGTTGATGGCGAAGAAAAAAATATTATTTCTGCCGTGTTTTTAAGTAATATGGATGGCAACGTGCAAAATGTTCCTGTCCGACTCAAACTTAAATCTCAACTGAGAACTGGTTATGCAGAAAGATATCAGGCTATAGCGTCTCAGTATAGCTCAAGGATTGGTGTGGATTATGTATCAATGATGCTACCATAATTATTATATTTTAGGCGTGGTGATTTTTTTTCGCCATGCCTATTTTATATTTATCATCACAATGATGTTGTTTATTTTTGTTTAAGTCTTCTAAGCTTCATGCATTCTAATGAGAATAATAATAGAGTTGTGCTGTATATAAAGCCAGAGTTAGTTAATAACTTTAAATTTAATGCTTCAGGATTTTCACTGAGAAAGTGAAAGGCATAAACTAAGTATACAGCTAAAGTAGCCGTTCCAATTGTTGGTCCAATATCGCCTTGATCATGAGGTTCAAGGTTTACATTGAACTTGAAGATTAGCCATTCAAATCCCCAAGTAAAAAAAACAACTAATATCATGGCTGCGAATAATTTCGCGATGTTATCTGCTGATGGATTCATCAGAACAGATTGTTTCTGAAAAAATTCACAAAGTGAGAGTCCGAAAAAAATAAAAAAAAGTGGTCTGGAACTAAATTTTTCAAAAACTTTGAATAGGGTTTCCATTTTCTTTACCTTCAGGATTATATTAGCTATTCTGATACTTAGGCTACCAGAGCATTTGATCTTTGAGCTTGAACGTAATCACTCCACCATTGCATCAAACTCTGTCGCTCTATCAGATATTCTGCACGATTGTATGCTGCGATAATTTCATCTTTTTTCGAGTGGGCAAGCGCTGCCTCAAGAACTTCAGCTCTGAATTTACCAGACTCCTCTGCCGCTGTTCGTGCAATAGAACGCATACCGTGAGCTACAAGCTCGCCTCCGAACCCCATTCGGATGATAGCTGCGTTGGCTGTTTGTTCATGCATATGATTAAGAGGCGCTTTTATGCTGGGGAAAACCCATTCTCTATGCCCACTTATTGATTTCATTAATTCAAGGATGCGCAAAGCTTCTTTACTCAAAGGAACTTTGTGAAGCTTTTTCATTTTCATGAAATCAGCAGGAATGTTCCAAATGCTGTTGGTTGTATCAATATCAGACCACCTTGCGCGAACGGCTTCACCCGGACGAACCCATGTCAACAATTGCCATTCAATTAGCATACGTGTTTCCAACCGGATTGACGCATTCGTCAAAGATTCCATAAACCTTGGCAATTCGCTTGGGGGAAGGGCAGGCATATTTTGCTTTTTTGGTTTACTGAATCTTTGACCAAGGTTGTCAGCCGGGTTGAACTCAATAAGTTCTTCAGTAGCTGCCCACCGGAAGATTTCATTCAGACGTGAAATGATACGGCGTAGAGTTTCCAATACGCCTCGTTGCTCAATAGGATCAAGGTGTTGTTTTAAGAGCTTAGGTCGGATCTCATTGATAGGGACATTACCCAGACCGGGAAAGACATTTCTCTCTAAGCTGCGCCAGATGTCTGCTGCATGGTCTTGTGAGATACCTGATGTCTTTACCTTCTCATCTAACCATTTCCGCGCTACGGCTTGGAGAGTGTGCTCAGTAGCACTCTTTAATGCCTTCGCCTTATCGTTGTTATGGATTTGGGGATCAACACCATTTGCCAGAAAGGAGAGATATTCATCACGTAAGGCTCTGGCTCTTGCAAGGGTAAGGTGAGGATATGTCCCAAGGCTCATTTTGGTTCTTTTCTTGCTCACTGGTACTGCATACCTGAAATACCAATTTTTCTTGCCTCCTTTCGCCAAAGGAGCGATTCGTAGAATCAGACCATCACCGTCAAACAAGTTGATTTCTTTATCGGCTGGCTTGGTGCTTTTGATTTCAGTGTCAGTGAGCTTCTTAGCGATTTTTGCCATTTTGGGACCCTCGGTTTTTGGACCCTTCTTAGTGGGTCCCATTCAGGGTGCCATAACTCGTAGTTCTCAGCAATTCTCACTGGACGACAATAGACGTAAAAAAGCCCGCAGAGCTTGTGCTGTGTGGGCTTAGTAGACTTCATTGAACTTCAAACAACTAAAAAGTGGTGGAGCTGGCGGGAGTTGAACCCGTATCCGAAAAATTCTTAACCAATTGAATATTAATGATTTTTCTAATTTAAAATACCTCACGTGCATTTTACGTGCATATTGTAGTACCTCTAACGTCCTGATTCTGTCCAACATTTTGAAGTGTTTAGGCGCCACTGGGGCGGTGATTAGCGCTGTTTTGTGCTGTTCATAGCACTTCAAGACTATTCAATTCAGAGCAATCGTTGAAGAATTACCCGTAAGGTAATATCATACTATTTAGGTAACTGCGGTTATCACCATCAAGGGCCACTGATGACGCTGTTATCATCAGTGGCTTTTTGTACCTTCACTGCACAGCCAGTGAAGTGTTGAGGAGACTAGCATGAGAACAGTAGCGAGAAGATCGATACAGACGATTGAGCGTCGGACTCAACTCGTCAGTTCTTTTGTTGACTCAAACACAGCAAACGAGTTCTTCGTGAGAAGACTGAGTGATCGTGTCTCCCCGGCACGTCAGCTGTTTATTGTGACATTGAACAATGAGGTTCGTGACGGTGACGTGATCCCGTTCGCTGAGATCGCCATGAACAAAGAAAAATTGCGCTATGTTGTGAAGCCAGCAGATCAGTATCCTCAGTATGTAAGCAGTAATCTGCTGAAGAAAATTGAAGCGGCAATTGCTCTATACATGCAGAAGAACTACAGGGAAATTAACTACCATTAAAAGGTTGCTGAATGGCTCCTGCGTTAATACCTTCATATAACAAGGACTTGAACATTACGCCATTTGGCGAAAAACGTCTTATTGAGTCATTCTATTTTTTCACTGCCGAGGCTGGCTTACTGAGGGCTGATGAGTACATTGTCAGTTCTGGTGAGTTTCAGTACTACTTGGATGTGTATCAACTGGGATGTTCCACCGACGACTTTTTTTTAGACTATGGCAGTGACCTTCTTGATTCGAAGGTTCCAATGCAGGATCTGGTCAATACCCTCTTGGGTCTTGATATGGTAGACGATAACAAAACGATAAGAATAGGTCGTATACAGTTCAACGACTTTAATTTTATCGAAGAGAACGGTCAGATGATGACCGGAAAGCAAGTGAAAAGCGCTGTTATCGCACAGGATTTCCAATCAGCAGGTTTGGCGCGTGAGATCTATAAAATGCTTGCGCGAAAGCATGAGTTTCTCATCTGCGATAACATTCAAAGTATTGCCGGTGGTGCTCTTTGGGCTAGTAGCATCATTCGAATTGCCGAGGTACGGATCTACAATTCACGCACGAAGAAATTTATGGACATACTTGGTCCAGGTGCGCGTGGCGTTTCAGGTACTTTGCCATGGAGTGCGAATGATCTGTCTGTAGATGAGATTGTTCGCTGGGGTCGTGCGTATGATGATGAAAACTGTTGTCGTCACATTGTACATGTTATCTGTAAGGACCGACTCATTGACGATCAATTTCATGATTATGTTTCGATAGGTGGCGCGACAGAATAACCATCAAAAAGACCCGGCATTTGCCGGGTTTTTTCTTCAAATCACTTCTTCATTCCAGATTCCATTGCGGTTTTCCCGTCGTATTCAGCCAGGTATTTACCGTAATTGCGGAACAGCATTTCCGGCCCCTTATGCCCCATCTGCCCGGCAAGCCAGAAAAGGTTTACACCCTGGCTAATGTGTCTGGTGGCGAATGTGTGGCGCGTCTGGTACGGGTTACGGTAGCGCACACCAGCTTTTTTCAGGGTCGGCACCCATGCTTTTTTACGGATAGCGTCGGCGTTCGTCCAGGGATCTCCCGTTTTCGGATCGCTGAATATGAACTCACTTTTCATAAAGGTGTATTGCTTCTGCGCCTGCAGGGCCGCCAGCGCCTCACTGTTCAGCTCCACCTTACGGGTACCGGCTTTTGTCTTGGTGCCTTTAAGTACCCCTACGACACTGGCCGCCTGTATGTGCGCTGTATTACCTATAAAGTCGATATCGGTCCAACGTAATGCGCATAGCTCAGAGCTGCGTAGCCCTGTATTGAAGGCGAAGCGGAACAGATTCTGCCATTCCTGATACTTGCAGTGCTGATATATGGCACCTGTCGACCACGTGATACCGGCTGGCGCTGACAAGAGTTACCGGGTTAATAGTCAACAGGCCATCAGTTACAGCCTCATCAATGGCGCTGCGCAGAAATGACAGGTTATTCCTGATTGTTTTCAGCTTAGTTTTTCGGCTGGCTATCCAATTTTTTAGTACCGCAGGCGTCAATTCTGTTACATGTAGTTTATGTAGTTCTGATAGTGCTGATAGACATTTTTCGTAACCGCCAATGGTTGACGGCGACAGATTGCGGTTCATGCAAATTTTCAGGTATTCATCAAGATAGGACTTAATATTTTTGGTTTTCTTTACTACACCGAATAACTCCAGTTTTTTGGAACTGGGGAAATATTTCGCATATTCAAACGTTCCGCTGGCGATCTGATTTTGTATCTCCCCTAGCAGGCGCTCAGCATATTTAATACCACGTGTATTTGCCTCAAGCCGAGACAGGGGCTCCCTGCAAAGAACCCCTTTATATGTGAAAGTGATAACTAGTGTTGAAGCAGTTTTATGCTTACGAATAGTTACTCCTCTTGGCAGAGATAATAATCCTTGTTCTTTCTTGCCCATTTTGAAACCTCTATTAAGTCGACCCAGCGTTCTTTAACTCCGTCGACTTTTAATACATGAACCCCTTCTTTCCATATTCCTCTTTGTATCCGTTTGTTAACGGCATCAACCGTTTCTCCCGCGTCGCGGCAGTAGGTTGATATAGGCACGCAATCCAGCCCCATACATCACCTCACATAACACTCAGCCCACGGCAGTGGCACCACACGTCAAACATTCGCTTCACAACTTCACGACAGTAGAAGCCGTCAACATCTCGCGTCAGGTCATAGCGATTGCCGTAACGCTGGTGGACCCATTGTTCAAATGCTTTATTCATTCTTTACTTCCTTTTTATGGCTCGTAATTTTTTCAGGTGCTTTTCCTGCTCAGTGTCCGCGAGAATTTTGCGGTACTCCTGGTGGTCAATATGTTCGAACAGGCAGTTTAACTCACCAATGCGTACCCGCCCGGATCGTCCGTCCATCCGTCGAAAGAACACTGAGTGCTCAGTGATGCGAGTAATCACCACGGGGTATCCAGCTCTGTCCGTGTATATCTGACCGCGTTGAATCAAAGCGAACATGTGGTTATCCCCATCGACAAATCGAGAACACAACAAACGCTGCTGCGAATACCACCCCCAGAGTTACGATTGCATCAGGCCAGCTCATTGATTCACCTCCTGCCTGTCGTCCGGCATTCGCTCACTACAGCTTATCCAACCATCCGGAGTTACCGGAGAGTTGCCCGATAGTGCATTCTGCTCCAGTGATGCTTTTACAAACCACGCTGCCTGAACTATAACGCCATGAATCCAGCGCAAATCAGCATCGCGATCTTTCTTTTTCATCTTTTCGCCACTTAAGGCCTTGCTTATGTGGCTGCGTACCAGGTCTTCATGTAATTCCTTCGCCTCCTCAATGGTGAAACCACCAGGCAGAAGAGCCGGAGTTACCGGAGAGCTGGTTGACGCTTCCGGGATTTCCCGAAAATTATTGGTTGACGAATTCTTGCTTTCCCGAAAGTTTCCGGACTGAAGCATGGCGGTGCGGCAGGCGTTCCATATTTCGGCAGCAATATCGCGCTCGCTATCGGTTAATTTGTACGTGGAAACATAGCCAGAGAGCATTTCTACGTTTTCCGGAGTTGCTTCTTCCGGCACTACCGGCGCTGGCGGGGCGGCAAATAGATATCCGCCAAAGTCAGGAAGCTCTCCAATGGCCTGTACGAACTTTTGTTTGCCTACGTCAACTCCTAATGGGTAATGAGCTATAATCTTTGCCACCGGCTCTGCTTCCAGCGATACCAGTGCAATTCGTGCCAGTTCTTCCGCTTCTTCTGCTGGCAGTACAACGTTGCTACCCGGTCCGTATGTTTCGCGCCACTGCTTGATTGTCAGCAGTCGCCCTTTGGTAATAGTGATCATGCCGCGTTTCCTTCTTTCTTATTAACAATCACACCGTCATATATTTCATTAAGGTGCCCTCTCAACTCCATGCGCCTTAATGCAGATAACATGTAATCGCATTCAACCTGCTTATTCCCAGTAAATGGCTTATCGTCAGGATTACCCCAACAGCAATTACCCCTGGGCCATCCATGTACTTTCCGTACTCTTCCGTTAACAACGTGAAGTAATCCCCAGCCGGGAGGTAAATCCTCAACTGAAATAATTTCCGGCTCACTAATAAAGAATCGCCAGTCGCCCATGCCAAGTGAGGGATTTTTACGGAAACGCTTTTTTCTATCTGCCAACAAGTCAGCACGAGAACACTTCGCCTCTATCAGGCATGATGCTGAATTTCTGAATCCCATAGCATCTGGCTGTTCTCCGGTACTGGTTACAGCAACAAAGCGGTCATGAAAGCAAACCTTGAACCCGTTGCGCTTAAGGAACTTGTACGCAATCTGACAGAGTTCGTGGTGTGTTAACGCCATATCACTCTCCTTTGATGCGAATGCCTGTTGCAATGCTGTTTATGATGCTGTCAGTGCATGGGGTAGAAAGCTGGGCATCTCCAGCAATTTTCATGACCTCAACATCTGCATATCGAATACCGAGGTGTATCAGACCGGCTATGCCTGACTTAAGCCGAGCATTTTCCATAAATAGAACTTTTGCCCGCTGTTTTTCTGCTTCAAGCTCAACGCGCAGCTTCCCTACCGTTAGCGCAATATCCTCGTTCTCCTGATCGCGGCTTTTGATGTATTGCAGGTTTCTTTCCCGTTCATCCAGCAGTGCCAGCACGGTTTCTGGTCCGGTCAGAAATTTGAAGGCGTTGAGCGCATCAATATCCACACCGTAATCTTTAAGTTCCTGTTCACTTAACAAGTCATCATCAGCTGGCAACATTAACAGGCGTTCCATTGCTGGAATTGCACGTTCCGCCACCTCACGCAGTGCCTGGTAATTAATTTCGCTCACTGGTTGCCTCCTTTGCGAAGCTGGGCAGCAAAGTCAACTAACCACTCAGTCATTTCAACCTTCCCTACCAGGTCTGAACCAGGGTACATACAGCAATCACTCTGCGCCGCTTTGAAATCCTTATACTCATATTCTTGGGCCACCAGATTTTTTGCAGCTTCTATAGCAGCATCCACCCCCTGCGCCCGGACTTCAGCCAGGAAAGCATCAGTGGTTGGCGTTTCAGGTATCTGTCTCCTCATCCGTTCTATTGCATGATTGAACCCGAAGTCTTCCGCGAGAGATACGTCATCCATATTGTCATTGTCATCTTCAATATCCCGTGATTCTGGAATTGCAGACTTTATTCCCGCATTCTCCGCTGCCAGCGCCGCGCACTTGGCCTCAAGAGCGGCAACCACTTCCTGATGGTCTTTGTACTTAACGTATGAGCCGGAGATGTCATCACCTTCGGTGTTTAGCCATGCGTCATTGCAATTCACTGCGTAGGTTCTGATGCTCATGTTGATGCTCTCCCGCCCCTGACAGACGCCAGGCCAGTCAATAAAGTATCCGCACAATGCCTACCCTCAGACGTGCGCGCAGGATAAATGCCGTTATGACCCGGCAAAATATATGCTACCCATTCATCTTGCGTTGCCTGTTCCGCCGCCTCGCGCAGTGCCTGATAGTCAATCTTGCTCACTGGCAGCCTCCTTTGCCGGGATTTCTAACTTTTGAGTGGTTGTATCAAATTCAAACAACTTAACCACGTCATCAAACAGGACATAATCACCATCAGGATCTTCAGTCATATCTGCGCCACAATCCTGACCGCACGAGTCGCAACCATCCATATCAAGCTCGTATCGCTTCAGGTTTGCGATATTTGATAAATTCAGCGCCAGTACAGCCAGGTCATAAACCTCTTCGGCAGTGACATCGCTGTTCAGTCCCATTTCATGGCGATATATGATTTTTTCTACTCGTTGTTTTGTGATCGTCATTTTTCTCTTCACTCCGATATACAAGGATTACTACACCCCCTCTGCTGATTGCGCGAGCTGGATCCCCTGGTTCCATGCCGTCAATTCCGAAGGCTTCGGAAAACGCATTCATTGCCTTCTGGCGTTCATCCTGCTTACGGCGTTTATTCCATTTTTTCAGGAACAACAGCGACAGCCACCGTCCGCTGCAGAACACGATGTAAAAATAACCAAGGAGCGCCAGGCCGACATTCAGGGCCGTTTCTATGGTTAGTTGTGAGTCAGTTGCCATTTCTTACCTGTTTAAGTAACTGGTTGAACATAACACTTAGGGGATTGCTGTATCCAAACGGCAGATTGTTTACGCAGTACAGAATCATTTTGTTTTTTTCTCCAGTTCGTACTATTAACCCATTCCACAATAACCGTGATAATTCATTACTGATAGAAGTTGCGCTTCTTCCAAGTGCGAGGGATATATCTTCTCTACTGCAATCTGGATTTTCCTGGATATACTCGATAACGGTCATGTGGTCCCTTTTACTTAATATCTGTTTCGGATTGCATGCCATGAGTATTCATTTCGTTAATAATTTCATCCAGAAGGATTTCAAGCCCTTCTCGACCCATATCTGAAAGAATGAAACCTTTATCAGGGGAAGTAGTGAGCATTTTCTGATAAAGAAACAGCGCTCTTCCCATTCCTTCAGCTTCGCCGTATTTTTGAATTAAATTCCATTCAATATACTGTTGTAAGGCAAATCGAATGGGGCCGGGATATATCGTCATAAACCCATACATCCCGTTATATACCACGGCGTGTTCAGTTGTTCCGTGTTCATTCAGGATATCAATTGTGCCGTTCTTGTCTTCTTCTTCGTTGATGAATGTCGTCACATACAACCATCGCCACTGAGCAACCTTCATCTCAACCGGAAGTTTACCCAGTAATCCTGCTTCGTCGGCTTGCGCCAGACACTGAAGGATACGTAAACCTCGCACATTAGGAGTATCGAATTCTCCGGCATCCAGACGACGTATGGCGTCGTGATAATCAATCGTCATACTGCCAGTTCGTATACCATGGGCTGTTGCTTCAGCCTGGAATTCATCGTATTGCATGATATTTATTCCTCATCTTCATCTTCATCTGCTGGTGCAATAACGTCATATCCTGCCTTTTCTGCAATAAACAGGAATGTTGAAAGAGTTCCTACAAGTTCATCGTCATGAACATGGCGAATGAATATTACTTTCCCGTTTTTGATGGTCAGCAATATTCTGGTTTGTTCGTGTTCTGCTGTTTTCTGATGCATTATTATCTCCCGTATGCTTTACGCAGAAATAAGCAGGCAATATGCATGTAATTTTCACCGTATTGTGCAATAAGGCAGGCGGTCTTGTGTGATGCCATATTCTTTATAAAAGTCACAATAAAGCCTCCTGTGGATTAAGGTTGTAACAATCCCCGGCGATAAAACCGCAATAAACGTTCAGGGCATATTTGTTGTTATTGCGCTAATTCTTTTTCGGCAGCAGCTTTTGTATACTCACATGCAAAACTCAGAATTTCGCTGCCGAGTGTTTTCGTTTCGTGATTACTGGACATATGTAATACCTGTGTTGCATGCAATAAATGATAAACATTTACCGCAAATGAATCAGGCTCCAGACAAATGCCTTCGTAATTATCTTGCTGTGAGGTTGTTTCTGTCATTGCTCCTGAAGTGCATGCGAGCCTGTTTTTGACAATTCTCTTTTCTCTAATCACTATATCGGCAACATCCATTGCCTTTACAACCTCCGGGAGAAGTTCCGGGTTTGTATAATCAAAGTCATCAACATGGAGAACAGTTATGTTTTCGAACTTTTTCATGGCTTCCTCAGCTGACTTATATGTTCTGCTATATAGCGAGTCTCAGAAGTGTTTTCATATTGAGACTGTTTCCGCAATGATTGATAAAAATGTTCGCATGTACCTTGAAGGGCGAAGCGGCGATTATGTCACCATTGGTATTGGTTCTTCCGCAGAAGAGCTTCGCGAGATAAGGGGCAAACTTGTTGAGATGCGTCATGGTGTTGCTGCTCCTCACTTTTTGGTTGCTCCGGAGGAGTAACCTCACCAGTTAACAGGCACATCGGATCGCAGCCAAGAATATTTGCCAGTGGGATAAGCATACTGATAGTTGGTTCATACTCTCCGCTCTCCCACTGGATGATAATTTCTTCATCGAGATCGAGCAGCCTGGCGAGTTCGGCGGTTGTTAAGCCGCAGGCTTCGCGTTGGGTGCGAAGACGGTTGTTGATTGCAGAATTTTTGTTCTGTAAAAGCATTGCTGACGATAGCTTTCTGGATATGCTATTTGTCATATCCCATGCCAGTCCTGCGCATGACTCTATATCGCTAGAGAGCGTAGCATCAGGTGTTGCTTTTGCTATTAGTGTAATGAGGCTGCCGAGGTTTTTCAGTTCTTCGAGACAGTCAAGAGTTGTAGCTTTATTGATCATGGGATGATACCTCAGTTACGAACTTTGTTTTATGGTAACTAAGGTATCAAGGTGTGGCAAGTGATTTTTGATACTTTGGTTTCTTTTTGTGTTTTGTGTCTGGTCAGAAAATATCCCACCTGGCATCAACCACAACACCTACTATTTCGCAATCATTGTCCATTTCTATGATTGGATATTGTGGATTAAGGGGCTTTAGAAACGCCTTTCCCATGTCAGAAATATATTTTTTGAATGTTGCTTCATTGGTAGATTTTTTTCTGGCGATGACGTAACACCCTGAAAAAACTTCTTTATCTGGGTTGACAAGGATCGACATTCCTTCAGGAAATGTTATTCCTACGGGCGAAGTCATTGAGTCTCCGTGCACTTCCAGCCAGAACCCCCTCTCACCAGCGTATTTTACAGAATGCCTCCAATTATCCTGATCATACATGTTGTAGTCATCACCAGAAGTTGCGAATAATCCTGCCTGAACCCAGTTAATTACAGGGTAAGAGTGTGCTGTGTCTCTCTGTGGGCAGCTCTTAACATTATTTTCCCAATGCTTATCTTTTTCATCTCCGTTCTGAAGCCACTGCGGTGAACACCGCAGTGCAGCTGCAACTTTAAAAAGGGTGTCACCGTTGAAACTTTTTGTAAGGCCTTGCTCGGCTTTACTGATTGCAACTCTGGTGATCCCAGCTTTTTTAGCCAACGCATCTTGTGTTAACCCAGCTTTTTGCCGTGCGTTGATGAGACGTTCACCTAAAGACTTCATTTTTCTTCTCCTCTCATGGCTGTTGATACTAAAGTAACAGAATTTCTTGATACTTTGGATTCCTGTGGTTAACATCGTTGAATAACAAAGTATCTGGTGTGAGACTAAAGAATGACCCTTTATGAAATATTAAAAATTCAATTTAAAACCAATGCCGCTATTGGTCGCAGGTTCCCAAAGAAAGGAAGGCCTCGTGGCAGTCAAGGTGTTGGAAAGTGGAAAACGCGAGGTGTTCCGGAGGATGTTGCCATTCTTTGTCATCTGGATCCGAGCATTCCATATACACACCCAAGTCTAGCGAATACAGAAGATGACAAGCCCACAGGAGACCAACAATGAACACCGCAATTTTTAACGGCAAAGCATCCATGACCAGCGTTGAGATCGCAGAGCTGGTGGGAAGCCGACCAGATAGTGTTAAGAGAACTATTGAAACACTGGCTAAAAAGGGAATCATCCAATTTCCACAGACTGTGGAAATTGAGAATAAACAATCACTTGGGCCTCGCCGATTTTCTAGCGCGTATGTATTCGAAGGTGAACGAGGTAAGCGCGACAGCATCATTGTCGTCGCACAGCTCTGTCCTGAATTCACTGCTCGCCTGGTAGATCGCTGGCGCGAACTGGAAGAACAGATCCGTAAGCCAATGAGCGAAATCGAAATGGTTGCCGCGATGGCTCTTGAAGCCGTTCGCCAACAGAAACGGATCACTCAGGTGGAAGAAAAAGTCAGCCACGTTGCTGAAACAGTCGAGCAAATTAAAAAGGGCACTATTCGTGAGGGCTATGCCGGATATCGCCAACTGAAAGCAAAAACCGGTTTGTCAGATGATAAATGCCGCAATCTGGTGAACGCCTATCAAATTCCTACAGACACCCATGAGTTCATGACGCCGGACGGATTGTTGTCACGTCGCGCAATTGTTGCTGTGGAACCGTTTATGGCTGCTTTTTATCGGGTTATGGAGGAAGCAGAACCGCGAGGGACTCGCTGGTATCACCCGAAAATGGGGTTATTTCAGGTTATTGGTTGGCAGCGGTGAAAAAAAGCCGGGAGTAACCCGGCTCACTCAACATCAATAACGGGGAGCTGTTTCGCATAAAACGGCTCCGAAACATCCAAGAACAGTTCTAAAGATATCAGCAGCTATATGATCATTTCAAGACCAAATATTGATTCTGCAATTCCGGGACGTTACACTGCTCAGGCACCTTATAAAGCGGGTGCCGGGCGTGGAAACCCGAAATTCAATATAGAGCACAACCGCGCTCATGCGGTTTTTTCGTGTCATGAGCATCGTTACGCCCAAATTATGGTGGGGCGTGCAGGGCCAACTTCGGTTGGGCCGGGTTCTATGTTGACCGGTATTTCCACCCCTGTACGTCTCACCACCTATATGGTCGTGGAAAGCCTTGGTGGTGAGTTCATTGAATTCAACATAGGGGCTGTCACCATGACTACTCTCCCAACCCAATCTCACCCTGAAATCACGATTATCAATGGTCGCGTTGTCACCACATCTCTTGCAGTAGCTAATTACTTTACTAAACGGCATGAGCGGGTTTTAGATAGAATTAGAAACCTCGAATGTTCCGCTGAATTTACTGAACACAATTTTGTGTTAAGTGAATACACCGACGCATCAGGCCGCAAACTACCTTGCTATCAAATCACCCGCGATGGCTTCGCGTTCCTTGCCATGGGCTTCACTGGTAAACGTGCTGCCCGGTTCAAAGAGGCATACATCAACGCCTTTAACCTGATGGAGAAGAGTTTATCAGGTGCCGATACGTCTGATATGTCAGCTGTCGCACGAAACGCCAGAGGCGTATACCTGCATTTGCGTGAAATCCATCAAATCTGGACAAGCCAGCTTTATCCAATGCTTAAGGCCGTTGAATCTCCGCTGGCTAGCAAACTGTACGACCGTGTTGGTGATGCTGTTTTTGGCGCTGCACTTGTTGATTCCAGGCTGAATGGTTCTGACAAGGAGGTTCGCCCATGATTAGTTACGAAATCATCATCTCCACTACGGAATACAGAAACGATGTATCAGTTCGCACGGATGTATCTGTCTGGCACCGTCGCTATAAATCCAGAAAAACAGCGGAACTGAAAGCGGCAGAGATGTGTGAAACCATCTCAATGAAAGGTAGCCCGGTTAAATACGTAACTACGGTGGAGGTGCGTCCATGATCCGCCACATCGTTAATTCCCTGTATCACCGATACAACCGTTGCCCCCGTGTGGGGCAGTGGTTCGCCACCAGCAACGGTCACGTTCTGCGGGTTTGCCTAGTCAACGCTGAAAGCCAGAAAGTCGTGTGCGAACTACAGGGGCGTAGCTACACCATCAGTTACCCTCTGGCGGTATTTCTGTCTGGAAAAATGTTTAAGCGTCTGGGAGGTGTGGCGTGAACTGTTTTCAGTTTGTGTGCGGATGTGCTTTCGATAACCCGATTCAGCGCCTGATTATGTTGCGTGTTTTGATGTCGGGTTCTTCAGACGGTGAAGGCGAGAGAGTTATTGATCATCAGGTGCTTGCTGATTTCTGCTGTTGTTCTAAGCAAGCGATATTCAGGGAAACCCTGGCACTGGAAAGAGCTGGTTATCTTCATATCCGAAAAATTGCAACGCTTACTATTGATGCAAAAGCCAGACTACAACCTGCGCGTGGCTACACAATTCTCATGCCGCGGAAGGAGGTTGTATGAGCCGTTACGCCCCCACACCGGAAGTTATGGCTATTGGTCAAATTAATATTTCCGGCAATGTTACACCTGCGAACTGGTGGAAATATATTCGACTACCCAGTGGGCGTCCGGATGCGACGGCTATCGCTCTGCTTTCAGAGATCGTTTACTGGTACCGCCCGACAGAGGTCAGGGATGAGCACACCGGAGCGTTGCTGGGATATCGCAAGCGTTTTCAGGGCGACAAACTGCAAAGAAGCTACCAGGCGTTTGCTGAGCAGTTTGGTTTCGGGAAAAGGGAAACCGCAGATGCGCTGAAGCGTCTGCGCGATGCAGGGTTTATTACTCTGGATTTACGCACGGTGGAAATGCTCGATGGGGTGAAATGCAGCAATATTTTGTTTGTCGGGATCAACCCACAGGCAATTGCGGCCATCACCACACCTTCTTCTGTTTCGCCAGAAAGTAACAGCAATAATGCAATCAGCGATACAGCTATTACGTTAAAACGGAACACCCCCCGACGTCATAACGGAACAGGGGATACGCCGAATGTTGATACAAATACAGAGATTACTACAGAGATTACAACGGAGACTAAAAACACTATTGATGCATCCGCTGACGCGTCTGCGCCAGCGCGTTCTGCCCGACAGGAATATTCACCGGAATTTGAACAGGCCTGGCAGGAATATCCCAAACGTGCTGGTGGCAATTCCAAGTCAGCAGCCTTCAAAGCCTGGAAAGCCCGTATCAGGGAGGGAATAAAACCGGAGACCATGCTTGATGGCGTGAAGCGGTATGCCGCCTGGGTACGTGCTACAGGAAATATCGGCACACAGTTCGTGAAGCAGGCTGCGACGTTCTTTGGACCCGATCGTCACTTCGAAGATTACTGGCAACAGCCAGCCGCTCACGGAGGTGGGCGACAGCGACAGGTCGATGTCCTGGCTGGCCTGGGAGCCATGTCGGACAAATTCGGTAAATCCAGTAACAAATTGACATTCTGAGGTGACAGCGATGATGACGATTGACCAACGTGAGAAACAAACAAGACTACAGGCGCGAATGGATGAGTTACGGGCAGAAATGGATGAGTTACGGGCAGAGATTGCATTTGCTCAGAAGGGCGAAAAGCCATGGCCTTATCGTTCCTGCCTGATGCGTGAAGGTCGCGGATATTGCGAAAAACACGGTAAATATCGTACGCATATACTGGTGTGGATCGATCGTAATGGCGAGGACAGAGAAAAAATTTCATGCTGCCCTGACTGCTTGATCGCTGAGGCCAGTGATTTGACCATGGAACTGTCGTCCCTCAAGGCGGAAGAACTGACTGATAACGCCGGAATTGCTCTGCGTTTTCGGGACTGCGAGTTTGATAATTATCTGGAGGTTAATCCTGACGCAGCCAGAAATCTTGCGGCCTGTCGCCGCTATGCGGAGAACTGGCCAGATATGCTGGAGAACGGTACCAGTCTTGTTATGACCGGCAGTTGCGGTACCGGGAAAAATCATCTGGCGGTATCAATGGCAAAACACATCATCCGTAACTATCTGGCCAGTGTGGAGATCACCGACGTGATGCGCCTTACCCGGGCTGTGAAAAACTGCTGGCGGAATGACAGTGAAAAAACAGCGGATGACGTCATTGAGCATTATGCGTCACTGGATTTGCTGATTGTCGACGAAGTCGGCGTTCAGTTTGGCAGTGCGGCTGAAATGGCCATTTTGCAGGAAATTATCAATGCCCGGTATGAGGGTATTTTGCCAACTATCCTGATCAGCAACCTTTCACCGGAAGAATTGTGGGCGTTCATCAGTCCCCGGATTGCCGACAGGATCACCGATGGCGGGCGCAACTGGTTGTCGTTTAACTGGCCCAGCTACCGTTCTCGTATCGGAGGTGTTGCCGCATGACCAGCCAGAACACCCCGGCATGGCGTAACGATGACCTGGAAGGCGCTGTCATCGGTGCGTTTTTTCTGCGTGGGGCCGATCCGGAAGTGATGGATATTCTGGCCACACTTCCGGCGGATGTATTTTTTGTGCGTCAGTACCGGGATATTTACGCGGGGATTTGCAGACAGGCTCGCATATTCGGCGTCATTGACCCCGTACTGCTGTGCAATGAGATGCCGGAACTTGCCCCGGTGATTACCGACACCGGACGCAAAACCTGGGTGAAGTCTTCACTGGAGCACTATGTCGCAGCGTTGCGGCGCAATGCCGCACTGCGCGATGCAGAAAAAACACTGACTGAAGCATTACAGAATTTACGTGATGCGTATACCTGTGAAGCAGCCGAGGATGCCCTGAAGGATGCGCAGAACATGATGGCCTCACTGTCGACCGGAAAGGGCGTCATTCAGCCGGTTCACATTGATGATGTCCTTCCGGAAGTGGTCGACCGTGTTGAATGCCGCAATCAGGGACTGGAGAAATCCAGGGCGCTGATGACCGGTATTGATGAACTGGACGCAAAAACGGGCGGTATGGAGCCCGGAGACCTGGTATTCATTGCCGCCCGTCCTTCGATGGGGAAAACCGAACTTGCGCTGGACATCATCGACAAGGTGACTGAGCAGGGGCATGGCGTGCTTCTGTTCACCATGGAGATGGCGAACATCCAGATTGGTGAACGTATGGTGTCTGCTGCCGGTGGAATGCCGGTATCCCGTCTTAAGTCTGTTGCCCGTTTTGAAGATGAAGACTGGGCGCGTTTCTCGCAGGGCGTGGGACGAATGACGGGGCGTAATATCTGGATGGTGGACCAGGCAAACCTGACCATTGATGAGATATGTGCAACCACGAAGCACCACCGGATGAAACACCCGGAAACGGCGCTGGTTGTGGTCGATTACCTCGGCCTGATTAAAACCCGCAGCACGGGGCGTCACGACCTTGCTGTGGGGGAAATCTCAAAGGGACTTAAAAGCCTGGCAAAATCCGGCGGTTTTCCGCTGATTGCTCTGAGCCAGCTCTCCCGCGGCGTGGAATCCAGACCCAATAAACGCCCAATGAACTCGGACCTGAAAAACTCCGGGGAAATCGAGGCGGATGCCGACATCATTCTGATGCTTTACAGGGATGAGGTATACAACCCGGAAACTCAGGCCAGAGGCATAGCAGAAATCAACATCACGAAACAGCGTAATGGCACGCTCGGGACCATTTACCGGCGTTTTCATAACGGACATTTTCTGCCTGTGGACCAGGAGAGTGCCCGGGTTCTTTCCACACCCATGACGCCGGGCAATCCGCGCAGATACAGCAATAACCGCATGTCGGGCAGTAAAACGGAGCGTTTATTTTGAACAACAGAGCAATCACTGTTTCACCGGAACAACTTCGTCGGCAGGCGCAGGAGATGCTTCGTTGTGCTGAACAGATGGAAAAAACGAGCGTGGCAAAGGATACGCTCCGCAAGCAGCTTACTCCGGCGCTGCGTGATCTGCTGCTGGCAAAACACCGCACACAAAAGGCGGTGGATGAGCTGGTGGATTGCGTGGCGGAACTGGAAGGCCAGGTAAGCCAGTTTGAAATACTGGTGAAGGAGTTTACTGCGTGATGGCTGAATTTTTTCTTCTGCGTTCATGCAATACCGTTCGCTGAGGTGACCGTGAGAGCACTACTGACCCCTGAAATTGCCCCGCGTATGGGGATCGTATTGTTCAGGCCCGGTTCAGAGCTGATGCCCCTGTTTATGCAGGGGCGTGTCCTGCTGGAGCCTGAGCCGGAACGTTATTCATCTTTTGCCAGTGGTGCCGTTCCGGCGGCATCACAACCGCTGGCGGATGATCCTGCCGTTCGGGCCGTGTTCCGCAATGAGGCAGTGATCCGTCGTGCTGGTGGCGTGGAATGTCTTGAAAGCTGGTTACTTCGTGAAAAGGGCTGTCAGTGGCCTCATTCCAACTGGCACAGCGAGAACATGACCACAATGCGACACGCTCCGGGCGCAATCCGTCTGTGCTGGCACTGCGATAACCAGCTGCGCGATCAGTTCACGGAACGGCTGGAATCAATGGCAACGGATAACTGTGCCCGCTGGGTGTTGTCTGTTGTGCGTCGGGAGCTCGGTTTTGACGACAGTCACGTTGTGACAATGCCGGAACTGTGCTGGTGGCTGATTCGTAATGATCTGGCGGATGCCTTATCGGAAAGTGCAGCCCGTAAGGCACTGAGATTACCGAAGCCTGTTGTGCCGTCTGTTACCCGGGAAAGTGACCTTGTGCCTTCGGTTCCTGCCACCAGCATCATCCAGGATAAGGCGAAAAAGGTGCTGGCGCTGAAAGTGGATCCGGAGTCGCCGGAGTCTTTTATGTTACGCCCAAAACGTCGCCGCTGGGTTAATGAAAAGTACACGCGCTGGGTTAAGACGCAGCCGTGCGCATGTTGCGGAAAGCCTGCTGATGATGCCCACCACCTGATAGGCCACGGTCAGGGTGGAATGGGAACAAAATCCCACGATATTTTCACACTACCGCTGTGTCGGGAACATCACAACGAGCTTCATGCGGATCCGCTGGCATTCGAAGAAAAGCATGGTTCCCAGGTTGATTTAATTTTTCATTTTCTTGATCACGCCTTTGCAACCGGCGTGCTTGGGTAAAAGAGGTTACTGATGCGTATAGAGTTTGTTTTGCCTTACCCGCCAACGGTGAACACCTACTGGCGACGTCGTGACAACACATATTTTGTATCAAAAGCCGGTGAGCGTTATCGCCGGGATGTGGCGCTAATTGTTCGCGAGCAGCGGCTGAAATTAAACCTGTCCGGACGGCTGGCGATAAAGATTATTGCAGAGCCACCGGATAAGCGTCGTCGTGACCTGGACAATATCCTGAAAGCACCACTGGATGCGCTGACGCATGCCGGACTTCTCATAGACGACGAGCAGTTTGATGAAATTAATATTGTGCGCGGTCAGCTCGTTCCTGGGGGGCGGCTGGGCGTGAAGATTTACAAAATTGAGAGTGAGTGATCGTAAATATGATATACCCGGAAATTACAGGCAAAAGCGGCGAGCATTTACGTCTAAAAACGCTGGAAGCCGTCTGGATCCAGGGGAAATTACGGATGTGGGGGCGTTGGTCGTACATAGGTGGTGGCAAACCAGGAAATATGTTCAATCAGTTGCTGACATCCAAAAAACTGACAAAAACCGCGATCAATGAAGCCCTGCGTAGAATCAGGGAGTCAGGGATTGATAAACCAGAGCTGGAAGCATTCTTGCGAGAGATGATCGCTGGCAGACAGAAGAGCTGGTTGTCTCACTGTACTGATGCAGAGGCGTTACGCATTGATGGGGTGATAAGTAAAGCGCTTGCACGTTATCCTGGATTGATTGATATCCTGCGGCAAAGATACGAAGGGCGGGGGATGAGTAAACGCAAAATGGCTGAATTGTTGAATGAGGTGCACCCGGAATGGTGTTTTAGTACATGCGAAAAGCGAATTGCTAATTGGTTGGCTGTTGCTGAATATGCGCTATACATCCCTATGCGAGAATCGTTTGCTCAAAAAATGTCTTGATTTTTTACGCATAAACTGTTTCAATCCAGCTACGCTTCGCAAAGCTATACCGCGAGGCGAATAGCAGACATGGACACCTGAAAGAACCCGTTTTATGCGGGTTTTTTTGTGCCCGAAAAGCGGTACAGGACGTTAAATGCGCTGGTGGTTGCGAATGCCGGTCTTTCAGCTTGCTGGCTTTTTCGACAAGAGGTATTGGTATGTCACGTTAACCGGAAAAGGGAAAAAGGCATGCTAAAACAGCAGGATATGACCGAAACCGCCAGAGTGGTGTTTAATGAATTAAGCGTCACCGAACCGGCGACCGTCGGGGAAATTGCGCAGAATACTTACCTTTCACGCGAACGCTGCCAGTTAATACTGACTCAGCTTGTTATGGCGGGTCTGGCAGATTATCAGTTCGGTTGTTACAGACGCCTTCCTCAGTGAAGGTTTTTTAATTTGTGGTAATGGGCGGCTGGTGGGTGTTAGCGGCACCTGCCAGCCATCTGCTCATGCGTTGGGGTCACAAGCAAACCTCAGGCCCATCTGCTTTGCGCAAAAGCGGTATGAGCCTATCAGAGAAGTGCTTATTGATCTATG